CAACGGAACAACTATCGGTGCTACTACAGCATCTACAGGTAAGTTCTCTACGCTGGAGGCTACTGGTGTTACTACAGTTCAAGCTGGCACAGTATCCTTACCCGCTATCACAACCACAGGCGATACCAACACAGGTATCTTCTTCCCAGCAGCCGACACTATTGCCTTTTCAGAAGGTGGTGTTGAGTCTTTAAGGATTGATAGCTCAGGGAATGTTGGGATTGGCACATCAACCGCTACAGATGGCGGTGTAACAATAACAACCAATCAAACTAGAGACGGAAGCGTAAATGCAAAATTAGCATTGCAATCTACTGGTTCAAATAATTACCCATTTTTATTGTTTTCAGGGTGTTCTTCAACAACTAGATATGGCGGAATAATTCAAACCACATCAACATCAGGAAACACAGCAGCAAGCAATGCTGCATCAATTCAATTTCCAATGGATTCTGCTACAGCTTGTCATATGTCTTTTTGGACAAATGCAAATATTGGAACATCAAATCTAGCAGAACGGATGCGTATTACCTCTGGTGGTGAAGTTTGTATTGGCACAACTAATTCAAGCGGAACTGCTGGTATTGGTGCAAAAATTCTTTCTACAAATGGTGGGTTTACATTTGCTCAAGTAACAGATAAATCAGTTAATGCAGACCATTTAGCTTACAACTATTATTCAACTGGTGCAGCCGCTTATAGGTTTTATGTAGGTGCTGGTGGAACAGTTTATGCTACAAACACAACAATTACTGCGATTTCAGACCAACGATTAAAAGAAAACATCCAAGATATTGATGTTGGTCTTAATAAAATAATAGCTCTTAAACCTCGTAAGTTCGATTGGAAGGAAGGCAAAGGTAAAAACATTAAAGGCGATAGAGGTTGGATTGCCCAAGAGTTTGAACAAGTATTTCCAGAAATGATTGATGAATGGAGAGACCCTGCACCTGAAGGCGAAGAACCTTATAAAGCTGTTAATGCTGATTTAATTCCAGTATTGGTAAAAGCAATCCAAGAACAACAGCAAATTATCAACGACCTCAAAGCCCGCATAGAAACACTCGAATCTAATTAAGGAGCAGTAAATGGCAACATGGAACATTAACCAAACAGACTACGAAACTGCTAATGGTTTTATAACTACGGCTCATTGGACTGCAACAGAAATCGATGGCGAATATAGTGCATCCGTATATGGCACTTGTGGCTTTAGTGGCACACCAACAATCCCTTACGCACAGGTAACAATGCAAGAAGTATTAGATTGGTGTTGGGCTGGCGGTGTTGATAAAAACGCAATTGAAGAATCTTTGGTAGCTAATATCGCCCTACAAAAGAACCCAGTAGTGGAATCAGGAACACCTTGGTAATTTAACTTTAATAGGAGAACAACGATGTCCGAGAAAAAAACACAGACAATCGTAATCGATGATGTAGAACACAATCTTGATGATATGACCAATGAGCAGAAGATGTTGGTTAATCATTGCCTAGACTTAGACAGAAAAATCTCTTCTACACAATTCAACTTAGACCAGCTCAAGGTTGGTAAACAAGCATTTGTACAACTATTAAAACAAGCCTTAGAGACCAAAGAAGAAACCGTAACGGAATAATCATGGCAGACATCGATCCAATAGAATACGGTAAGTTAGTTCACGCTGTAGAGAACTTAGAATCCAAAGTAAGTGCAATGGAATACGACATCAAGAAACTCGTAGCAATGGCTGAAAGATCTAAAGGCTCTTTGTGGGCTATCATGGGAGCTGCCTCAGTCTTTGGTGGTTTTGTAACTTGGATGGCTGACTTGGTGTTTAGAAAATGAGTAGACCACATTCCGTAGGTAAAAACCTAACTGCTAATGTTAAGACAACTGTCTTTACTGTTCCAACTAGGAACATGGCTAAGTGGTTACTACTCTTTGCTACTAATCACAGTTCATCTTCTAAGTGGATCAGTGTTTGGTGGTACGACTCTAGTGAGAATGTTGAGATTGAAGTGTTGTTTGAGTATGCTGTTACTGCTAAGAACTTCCTCAGAATAGATGGACAGGCTTATATATTATTAGACGAAGGTGATGAGATTCGAGTAAAGTCTGAGACGGGTTCTACAACTACCTGTATTATCACTGTAGAGTTAGAACAACGCAGTACCGTACAGAACTATAACTAAGGAGTAGTAATGCCACTCGCTAAAGGTAAGTCACAGAAGACAATCAGTAAGAATATCTCTAAGATGGTCAAAGAAGGTCGTCCACAGCGTCAAGCTGTAGCAATCGCATTATCAACCGCTAAACAAAAGAAAAGGAAATAATATGCCAATGGTAAAAGAGAAGAAGTTCCCCTATACAACTAAGGGTAAGAAGCAAGCTAAGCAGTACGCTAAGAAGACTGGTGCTAAGGTAGTGTCTAAGCCAGCTAAGAAGATGGGAGCAATGCGTGGCTACTAAGCCGGGTCTCTATGCCAATATCGCCGCTAAACGCCGTCGTATTAAGGAGGGTTCTGGTGAGAGGATGCGTAAGGTAGGCAGCAAAGGCGCACCTTCGGCGCAGGACTTCAAAGAGTCTGCTAAAACAGCTAAGAAGAAGAAATAATGCCAAAGAAAGCATATCAGAACCCAGAAGGCGGTTTAAACGCCAAAGGAAGAGCTTATTTCAAGCGAACTGAAGGAGCTGACCTCAAACCACCAGTTTCTGCTAAAGCGGCTGCAAAGTCCCCTAAAGCGGCTGGAAGACGTAAGAGCTTCTGTGCAAGGATGGGAGGCGTTAAAGGTCCAATGAAGGATGAAAAGGGCAGACCTACCCGCAAAGCCTTGGCATTGAAGAAGTGGGATTGCAACTAGATTTATATTGACAAACTTGTCAAACTATGATAGGATAACGAATGGCTTCGTTTAATTATATTCAACTTGTTAATGACGTACTAATTCGCTTGCGGGAGCCAGAGGCTTCTTCAGTATCGGATAACGCCTACGTTAAGCTCATCGCTCGATATGTCAATGATTCTAAGCGTCAGGTTGAGGATTCCTATAACTGGAATGCTTTAACTGAGACACTGTCAGCAACGACAACGGCTGATGTATTTAACTATGTTCTTGTTGGTTCAGGACAACGATTTCGTGTTATCGATGTGTTAAATGACACTGATAACTTCTTTGTTGAAAATGCTCCTACTGTGTGGATGGATCAGCAGTTTTTGTTAACAACTGCACAAAAGGGAAGTCCAAAGTATTATAACTTTAACGGTACAAACAGCAACGGCGATACACAGGTTGATTTGTTCCCGATTCCTAACGGAACTTATAATTTACGATTTAACCTAATTAAGCCACAAGAACCATTAGCAGTAAACGCTGATGTTTTATTAGTGCCACATGAGCCAGTCATCTTAGGTGCGTTGGCTAGGGCGCAAGCAGAACGTGGTGAAGACGGTGGCGTACAGTCTGGTGAGACTTATTTATTATATCGCCAAAGTTTATCCGATGCGATTTCATTAGAATCGAATCGCTACGTGGAAGAATCGCAATGGAACTGGGTCTAAATGGCTAGTCAACTCTTAACGCAATCAATTGCTGCTCCGGGCTTTTACGGACTCAATCTACAAGAGTCTAGTATTACCTTATCGTCTGGCTTTGCATTAAAAGCACAGAACTGTGTTATTGACAAGTACGGTCGTATCGGTGCAAGACGAGGCTGGACACCTGTTAATACTACTATCAATGCAGATTTAACATCTAGTAATCCAGTAGAATTTATCTTTGAGGTAGTTACTGGCGGCGGTACTGAAGTACTGAGTGCTGGTAATAATAAGTTATTCGTAGGCACAACTACGATGACTACTAAGACAGTACGCAATACGACTAATAGTGGCGATGCAACATACACGATTACTGCTAATAACTGGCAAGGTGCTGCTCTATCATATGGGGATGTAAACGACTTTCAGCCCCATGTCTATTTAGCACAGGCTAATCATCCGATGCTAGTGTGGCATGAGTTACCTGTTTCTGGTAATCCTTTTGGATCTCACGATAGTGGTACTTTTGGTTTCCAACGAGTAGGTGACGCAGCTAAACTACCATCTAATCACAATACAGCATCGTTTATGCCTAGTTGGGTTATATCTGCTTACGGTAGGGTTTGGTGCGGTGGCATCAGTGGAGATACACAGACTGTCTACTTTAGTAACTTATTAGAAGGCTCTGACTTCTTAGATGGTTCTGCTGGTTATATTAATTTAGAAGAGGTATTACCTAACGGAGACCCTGTAGTTGCTGCCGCAGCACACAATGGATACATTATATTCTTTGGTAAAAAGAACACAGCAATCTACGCTAATCCTTTAGATACTGCTTCGTTAACCTTAGTAGAAATATTAAACAACGTAGGATGTATTGCTCGTGATTCAGTTCAGAGCTTAGGCACAGATGTATTATTTTTATCCGATGCTGGTGTGCGTAGCCTCTCACGAGTGATTCAAGAGAAGTCGCTACCAATGCGTGATATCTCTAAGAATGTTCGTGATGAATTGATGTCGGCAGTATCGTCAGAAACAGACTTAACTAAGATTAAGAGTATTTATTTTGAGCGTGATGCTATTTATTTATTAACGCTACCGACTACGAAGTTTGTCTATTGCTTTGACACAAGAGCTGCATTGCAAGACAACTCAATGCGTGTAACGATTTGGGATAGTTTAGAGCCAAAGGCATTCTGTGTAACACAGGATAGAAACCTACTGATAGGTAAGCCGGGCTACATTGGCAAATACTTTGGATATAGCGACAACACGACTGCGTATCGATTACAGTATTACACTAACTACTTTGACTTTGATGCTGCTACTGCATTAAAAGTATTAAAGAAGATTGGCTGGGTATTAATTGGCGGTACGAATCAGGCAGTCGCTATTAAGTGGGGTTTTGATTACACTGAAGGCTATCAAGCTACTACTTATAATCTAGACACTGCTGTTGTATATGAATATAACAATTCTACTGTAGACACGATACCGGGATCATCAGAATACAACATTGCTGAATATAGTTCAGGTATTGTATTGGACCGCTTCTCTGTTAATGCTGGCGGTCAAGGCACTGTCATGCAATTAGGATTAGAAGCAGACATCAATGGCAATCCTCTGTCGATACAGAAGATTGACGTGGGAATTAAAAAAGGAAAGACTTTAATCTAAGGAACGGATATGAGTAATTACACAAAAGCTACTAACTTTACAGCTAAAGATGGATTACCTACTGGTAACTCAGGAAAGATTGTTAAAGGTGCTGAAATTGATACGGAGTTAACTGCGGTAGCTTCTGCTATCTCTTCTAAAGCAGACTTAAACAGTCCTGCTCTAACAGGAACTCCTACAGCACCTACAGCTTCTGCTGCTACAAACACAACACAATTAGCTACTACTGCGTTTGTGCAAACTGCTTTAGCTAGTGCGTTTAGCTCAGGCATGATTATGATGTGGTCTGGTTTTATTGCTACAATTCCTACAGGTTGGGTATTGTGTAATGGTTCCAACAGCACTCCTGATCTGCGTAATAGATTTGTTATCGGTGCTCATAGTGATAATACTGGAGTAGCAAATACTACTGTTACTGG